AACCTACCGGGTTTAAGAATACGCATAAGCTCCGGTGTAAGATAATCCATCTGCTCGAAGAACTTGCCGTTGTCCTCATTATGCCCGAAGTCATTATAGGTCGGAGTGTACTCATAGTGGTTGGAGAACGGGATGCTGGTTACAATCAAGTCCACCGAATTACTTTCCATAGTCTGACATTCAAGAACATTGTCGTTATTTATGGCCCTCCAAAGTTTACCGGACTTTTCTTCCCGGCTGGCGAACATCCACCGCATCATCTTTTCCTCTGCCTGTAAACCGAACAAACCGTTCTCGCGGACTATATCGGTCATCTTGGCTACCATCTCCCGATGTTGCGCCCACTTCTGCATGAATGATTTGAATATTTCACCTTCGCTTTCGGCATACACCAAGTAAAGGTCTACGGGATGCTGCTGCATGAAACGGTAGATACGGGCTATCGCCTGGAACTTGTCGTTAAAACGGTAGTCGATGAACATGATTGCCTTATGGCAGTGGTACTGGAAGTTCAAACCTTCACCAAGCATCTCCGGTTTGGCAGCCAGATATTTCAGACGGCCGTCCTTAAAGTCCGCTATTACTCTGTCGGCTTCCTCATCATCCTGCGAGCCGTACACAGCCTTACATCCGGGTATGGCATCACACAAAGCCTTCCGTTCATTCTCCAGGTCATGCCATAAAAGGAAATGGTCGTCTTTGTTTTCAGGACGGTTAATGATTTCCACCACACGGGCAATCTTTTCCTGCATGTTGTCCCGACGTTCTTTCGCTGCGTCGGCAAGTCCGAGAGCAGCCTCACGGAACATCTTCACTTGTCCGTCACGGTCGGTTCCGGCAGTGGAGTTGTCAACACTAACCACTTCTTCATGTACACGTAGTTCCGGCAATTCATATCCGGTATCGGGATAACCAAGGTCGGACGGTTTGGTGAGGAACAACGCCCATGTACTTACCCACAACCAGAACTCCTTCTCCTTGTGCGGATAAAGGGTAAGGTTATTTGCCTTCGTGCTGTCACGCTGAAAGAAACGGGTAAGCGCCTGCCCGGTATCCATCACACCGAGATAACCGGCATAATGTATCAGCTCCTTGTATCTGTTGGGCGATGGCGTGGCGGTGGCTACAAAGCGGTAGGGAACATCCGCAAACAAGGGAAGGAACTCCTGGTAGGTCTTGGTACCGAAACCACGTAATACGCTCGCTTCATCCAATGATGTTGCGGTGAAGTAGGAAGGTTCTATTCTTACACCATCTTCACCGTCGCGCACACGCTCGTAGTTCGTAACCATGATGTCAGTCGGGCATATCATCACATCAGCCATAGTTCGTACATAGGTCACTTTCATGTGCAGATGTTGTTCCGCTTGTGTAAGGAACTCAACCACTACACGTTTGGGACAAACTATCAGCCCTTTGCCGCCTTTGTGTTTCAGGACTACCCGAAGTATCTCCAACTGAGTTACGGTTTTCTGCATACCGAAACTGGAGAATATCGCACGGCAACCGCCGGACACCGCCCAACGAACGGTATCTTTCACATGAGGATATAACGATGGGGTTAAATCATCCTGATTGACCTCGAACCCGGTCTGATGACTGATGGCCATCTTGTCTTTCAGAAATTCTATATATTCTTTCATGCTGTCATTCGTTGTTTAATTAGATTTATATTCTTCTCCACAAGACCAATGATACGATTGTGATAAGGCGAAACACCATTGCATACCGCCCTTGACTGCTCTACTTTCAAAGTTTTCAAATTCAGTTCCACAGTCTCGATGCGTTTCCCTTCGGTGTCCTTTGCAGAAAGTATCAGAGAATCCGGCCTCTTGTAATAGCCATTGTCATATACGCAATGGTGCATTACCGCACCTTCTTCCGCTATCTCGGCAACACTGCTTATCACCGTCACCATTATCTCACCGTCACCGAAGCACACACCGAAAAACTTCCCTTTGTCTTTCTTGTACACTTCTTCCCACTTGGCTGCCTCCTTGTACTTTTCCTCCAAACTCCGCTTCGCTTTCACCTTGCGTTTACGCTCCATCATCTTGTCGTGTGCTTCCATAAGGTTAGGCGGACAAACATATTTAGCGTTATGGGTGTCGAGGTTAAAGTATGCCAATGCTTCCAGATAGTCGAACCATAGGGAAGCATCCTGAACGATGTAATGATTCCGGTTGCAGATGTTAAGGGCATGCCGGAAAGGTATCTCGTAGTTATCCTTACGCAACATGTATTCAAAAACGGACAACTGCCCGGTCTTTACCAAAGTCTCGGCTAAGGGGTTGGTAAGCAGCTGGCAAATAGTATCCACAACAGAAACCCGTGCCATCTTCAATAATCGCCCCATCCAACCGTTGCGCCGGAGCAAGGGAGTGACTGATGCACGCGGATAGAGAAAATTTCCCGTCACATCAAAGACATCGTTCATCTCGTAATACCCGGAAGCACTTCCGTTGTGCTGCTTAACATCTGTCTTGCTATCGTAATCCCAACTGAAATGAAACGGGCTACGGGTGTATTTCTTCCCGGTTATTACTTCCTTGCCGCCATCCGTTATCCAATTCTGGAATACCTCATGGATGTACATACGGGTATCGCAACCATACACATTATCACGCAGCACATCGAATGTCCGTACTACCATCATGCCATGGAAGGATTGCACTACCGAATAGAGCTTTTCTTCGGAATTGGCCTTCCTGCTATGTCTGTGTTCCAAATTCAATGATTTCCCGCAGTTCGGGCAATAATGGGTTTCCATCTCCAGAGATACTGCCAGCATAGGCTTGCTCACACGGTCGATATACCCACAGCACTGGCACCACACCTCACCTTTCTTCAAATAGTAGCCTATTTTTGGAAACAGAGAAATGGCATATCTCCGTTGCGCATCCGTCAATGGCGGCAACTTGCCTGCCAATGCCATTGCGTGCTTCTCTAATTTCGTCCTCGGTTTCATTGTCCTATCAATGGTTTACACAGTTCAACAACTCTCTTGCAATCTTCCATATCGAACATACCAATATGACAAACTTCATGTGGTATTCCTAATTGAATAGATAACCACAAATAAGCTTTATTCCTATTTGAAGTGTTGGGGATATGTTTCTTCCAAATTTTATTGATAAGATTGGTCTTAGCTATTTGGTCAAAATAGAAGTGGGCTTCTTTCTTGGCTTCCCTTAGTTCTGTATTTGCCAGTCGTCCTAACGCTCGGTCTGTACCCTTATGCACACCGACATAAGCCATACAATCCCAGCATAGATATATCATCCCGTAAGAACGTCCATAAATAACAGAACTATCCACATATTCGGTACGATTACCACAATAAGGGCAAATCTTACCAGACAGAATACCATCCATAATTTAGAACAATGACATCTGTTGTACTTCAGTTGCTCCTTTCCTTACCCGTGACGTTTTTTTCCTAAGCGATACATATTGCTCTTCGGTCAAACGTTTTATCGCCGCTTCACGAGCCGCTTTCTTCTCCTCTTCCGTCAGTTCTACGGGTTGAAATGTGGAGATGGATGCACGGGTTCCAGCAGGCATCTTGCTCACTTTGATGTCATCCTCATCGTAATAGTGGATAGCCATCCCGAATACCTCCTCGTCTGTCATGGCCACGGCAGAGCCCCGTTTCCGTGCCTCTCCCATGATGTAGGAACAGCACTCATCCAAATTCTTGTTTTCTTTTGCGTAGGACTTGGCGAACAGTTCGTCAGTCCTAGCACGTCCGTCAAGATGATTCTTGATTACGTCCTTGAAAGTTTTGTTTTCCATAATTGCGTTACAAATAACTCCTTAAACAATAGTCCGCTATCCAGTAGCAGACAAAATAAAAAGCGGCATATACTGCCAGGATTGACAGAATAGTCGCTATCAGTTTGGTCTCTTTCATTTCAAATTCAGTTTTGCCCGTAAGTCGTCGGGCGGTTGGTGATTCCGTTTTACCGGAGCTTGTTGTTCCTCCAAAGCTTGGTTATTGCGTCGACGAATGATAATATCCAGTTCATCTGACCGTTCCCGAAGAAATTTCCGAAATGCTTCGCCAACGGTTATCGTATCGAAATAACCATAGAACTTACCATACCTTCCCAGCTTGAACCGTGCGACAAACAATATGAACTCCGTCAGTTTGATGTAGTGATACTGGCTAACGAACAGCCCAGAGAACTCATTCAAGGCATTTTCATCGGCCCCCTCCTTCGTGGAAGAAGCAAAATCAATGGTCAGTAACTGCGTCTTTACCCACAGAGACGAGGAACCATATCCGTACATCCGTTCAAGGTCTGACAGCGTGGGAGACTTCTCGCTGTACGCTTTCTCGGTATCTGCAAGAAGCATAGGCTGAAGAGACGTTGAATATGCGGCAGAAGCCTTGCTAAAGGTCGGGTATTTCTCCTTGATGGCTGATAGCATTACTTCCCTGCTCGATGGCTGCATATTCGTCAAGGAGGTTTCTTGCCTTTGCTGTTTTATCAGCATCCCGACTGTTTTGTCTTTGGGCTTGATTTTCTGTTTTTCCATTGTCCTGCTGTTTTTTCTCGATTATCCAAAGATTGGCCCGACTGTCCCAACGTTCCACCTTGGCACCAGTAGCAGTTTTCCAACCGAGACCGGAGAAATGGTTGTAGAAAATATCCGCTTGCATCTCCCAGTCCGACAGTTTGTCACGAAAATACTCTTTCACCTCTTCGGCGGTCGGTGGTATAAACTCCACTTTAGGCTTAACGGGTTTCTTTGTCGGTGGTAGGTCGGGCGGGAATAACTCGCCAGAGTTATCTTCCCCTATACTCTTAGTCTTATTCTTAGTCTTATATAAAGGGTTACCATTTTGGTTACCGTTTTGGTTACCACTTTGGTTACCGTTTTGGTTACTACTTTGGTTACCTACAGAAACCAAAATGTAAGACGCTGCCTTTTCTCTCCTATTGCCTTCAATGAATTCAATCAGCCCCTTTTGCTTCAATCGGTTGCGCAAATCAATTATAGTCTTGTTACTATAACCTAATTCGGCTTGGATTAGACGTGTTGGTAATTCAAATGGGCAAAGCCAGTTCCGGATATTGCATTCTTTCAATAGAAAAAAGTAAAAGTCTGCTTCATATGCCGTCATCGGCTTATATCGTCGAATTTGCCAAAACTGATTGATATAATCTATATAGGTCATAATAGGTAAGAATTGACTTCATTCATAAACTCAGTAAGAGAATGGCATACCACATATTTATTTCGGAACTTTTCAGCCTCTCTCTGCCATCTTATCTGCTCCTCGCTTTGTTTCCCTTTCGGTCTCTTCATTTCGATGCAAAGAGCGGAAAATCCTTTCTTAGGTACAAGCAGTATCAAATCGGAAACACCCCTTACACTTCCCTCGTACTTCATTTGTGCTCCAGTCCTGGCATCACGCTTTCCTCCGTTGGGAACGGCGAACAACATAAGACTCAAAGACGGGTATTGAATCCGGAACCAAGTCAGACAGCTATGCTGTATCTGACTTTCCGATTGCGGTGTAGTCTGTCTTTTTCTCATAATTTACCTTTGAATAAGTCCATAGCCATATCTACCACATTCTCCTTAACCACATCGTCCGTTCCGGTGACACCGTTAGCTATGCCTTTCTTCCGTTGGATAACACCATACATGTATTCATCAATGGTATTCCTGCCAAGGAAATAGTAACAGTTGACGTTATTCTTCTGCCCATTACGGTGTGCCCTATCTTCCGCCTGCTCACAGTCAGAAAAAGTCCATGGGAACTCGATGAAGGCTACACGGCTGGAAGCAGTCAAGGTGAGCCCGGTACCGCCCGATTTGTAGTTAAGGATAATCAACGTACAATCCGGATTGTTCTGGAAAGCATCCACAGCCATCTGCTTCTGGGCAGCATTATCCTCGCCGGTAACAGTCACTGCTTTCGGAAACATATTCTTCAGCTCCATTACCACTTCTTTCAGGTAGGCAAAGACAATCAGCTTTTCCCCACCGTCTATCACGTCATGTATGAATTCGGCAGCCGCCTTGATTTTTCCACGCGCAGAAATGGCTTTCAATATTCCCATGCGTACCATCACCTCGCCCCTCATGGACTTGGCTATCTTCTCATCATCCGCATTCTTGTAGACACGCAGATATTGTATGAGGTCGTTTTCCGCTTTTTCATACTCAAGCCGTGTGGTGATATCCATCTCAATATACTGCCTCGTCTTGTCCGGAAGCTGGGTCAATACCTTGGCTTTTTCACGCCGGAAGAAGCAGGTATTCCAAAGGCGCCAGTTCAGTTCTTTCAGATTGGAGGCTTTCTTCGGCCCATTACAGAAACGTTCGGTGAATGTCCTATACCCTCCGAAATCCTCCAACCGTCCCATTATCTTAAGTTGCTGTATAAGGTCAGTATTATCGTTTACTACCGGTGTTCCCGTCAGTTCAAGAATGAAATCCTTGCCCTTACAGATGCCCTCAACAAACTTACTCTGTTGGGTCTTGGTAGACTTGCACTTATGCGACTCGTCAATGATTACAGACTTGAAAAGGGTTATACGTGGGTCAAAGGTGATTGATTTCAGCGTAAACCGCGTATCATTCTTCACATCCAATACAAAGAACTTTTTCAGGCTCTCGTAGTTAGTGATGAAGATGTCACAACACTTGGTTTCAATGAAGCGCTGCCAAGTATTTTTGTTCTTATCATCAAGGATTAGCGCCTGCTTTCCAGCAAATTTCTTGAACTCACGCTGCCAATTTATTTTAAGTGCTGCCGGACATACAACAAGGCACGGATAGGATTTTGCAATCGTCACCGTGCCTATTGCCTGCAAGGTCTTACCGAGTCCCGGCTGGTCACCGAAGATACACCGTTTATGGGCCAGAGCATAGGCTATGCCCTCCTTCTGGTAATCGTACGGTTCAAGTAGCAATCCGTGGGGAACGGTCAGCTGCGGCATCGGAGCAATGTCAAAACTCATATCGACCTTTCTTTGCTCCGACCGTTGTACGGAACCGCAGAATCCCTGCTGTACCGCCCATTTCGCCATTGTATCAACATACCATTCATCAGCCAAGTCAACCCACCACGCCTTTTCATTGAAAAGATATGCTTTCTTTGCGTTAGCCTTGACTGACGGAATATTGTTCACGCATTTAACCAACATCGGATGATACATGAATTTCAGTTTGAAGCCGTCCGGATATTTGGTGATACAAAAAGGTGCTGCCATATCAAGCTGCCGGCTCTTTAATCTTCACTTTTTTACTTTTGTTTCTCGGCTTCACTTTCTTCCCGTCAATCGTCAGAGTAGTGCCACTCTGTTCCACCACTTGTTTAAGGAACTCATTCGCTTCCTCTTCAAATGCAGCATCTCCCACCGGGTCGGCTGCAATGTCCGTAGGAATATCCCCATCGAACGGAAGTTCCTGCTGGACTACCGCCCATTTCTTAGCGGTAAGATACTGTTCCACCTCATAATTACATGCCTCAATTGCCTGCTGCAGTTCGAATGCATGCTTATATTCCTCGTTCTCATTGTTGAACATGGTAAACGGAGCTATAAGGTTAAGCACCTTCTTACTTTTAAGAAAACGTTTTCCAACCAATACCACACCTTCATTGTCATCCGAACCGCTAACTGTGTAGCCCGTGACCTCGAATGTAGAGAAGATTTCTTCCGGCAGTTCATCTATGGAGTCCTTTCCATCAGCTTCTTTCTGCTCACAGAGGAAAGCAAGGTGAGGAATCAATTCGTTAAACGCTGCACGCAAATCCTTATGGATAAGATTCTTTCCCTCAATGGTTACATTGTCCTCATTCTCGTTCTTGAAAGAGGCAACAAGCGTGTTGTCTTTCGTGATTTTTGCTTTGGTGATATTCATTTCTACCTCCTGTCTTTATACTCGTTGATAAATTCGTTATAGTAACGGTCAGCCGGAAGAGGGAGCGTTATTCCCAGTTCGGCAGCAGCATCGGCCTGAACCTTATTTAGAAAGTCAGTCATCTGTACTGTATTGAGTTTCGATGTGCTTCCGGCAATGACCATTTCTTTTCCTCTGAAATACGAAGTCCTTCTGAGAAAGCGATTACAATAGTAATCGTGTACATCCTGCTTGTCCGTCCCGGTCTCCTGCTCAATACAAGTAAACCACAACCACATAAGCGCATTCTGTGACAGCGTCCTTGGCTCTGTGAACCTTTCGATTTTTACACGATACCGACCATTACGAAGCTGGGAACACATGAAGTCAAAAGACTTGCTTATGTGTACCTCGCCGTTGACCTTTTCCAGAATTGCTTCTTGTGCCATTACTCTAATCCAAAGATTTTTTTATCAGCAATAATGTCTCGGTTTGCTTCCAAAAACTCTATGAAATGCTCGCAGTGTGCCGTAAGCAGCTTAATCGTCTGTTCATGGTTATAAGTGTAGTATTCCGGGTATTGCGTTCCGCTAATTAGTGGCGTCCGGCTGGTACCGCCCTTCATCTGATAGGCAGTGTACTCAAACGCTTTCACGCTTTCCATCTGACCGGAAGCAATCAGACAGTAAGGATATACATGGCGCTGCCAGCCGTGTTCATACTTGCCAAAATCATACTTAGATGTCGTCTTGATATCATATACAGTATCACGAACGAGCTCATCTATATACCCATAAAGCTCCACATCACCATAGCGAGTGGGAATGACTGCGGACACAAAGACTTGGGACAATGCACCGGAAAAATACTTCGACTGCTCTATACACCAGCTACGGTCAAATAAGAAATTACGCTCTGGCGCGATATCAGTAGCAGGAAAATATACCTGAATGGTATTCGTTTCTCCATCACCGATAATGGTGTATGGCTCCCGTTCGCTTGGTATATGCTTTTTCTTGTGGATATAGCAGTCTATGACAGCATTAAAGGCCGTTCCTTTATCAGCTGCCTCACTCTCAAACGGGACACGGTTTATCGCATCAAGTAGGCTTTGCTTCAGCTCCGCTTCAATTACTTCCGGACTTTTCTTATATTCCCCCGTTTCATTATCGACATTCCAGAAGCTCTCTACTTGTTCATCAGCCCGTAAATACTGCTCGAATTTATCAAGCAGTGACGGGTAGAATCTGTATTTAGGCTGCTGGTTCATACCTTTTGCTGAGTTTGTTAAACTTCAAGCCAAGTCTCTTGCACTTCTCATTGAGCATCATGCCTGCCCGTACCTTGCTGTCAAAGATATGCGTCATGGTGTCTAAAGCTTCCCGAACAGAATTGGCAGATTGTGTATCAGTCACTTGTTCCACTGCGTCACGGATAGCATCAAGAACTGCATCATATTCGGAAGATAGTTCCGTCTGCTTCGTCTGATACTCCTTATAAGTACTGATGATTTTCGTCATGAAATCATTCTCACCCGTTACGGTACCGGACTCATCAATGATAACGGGTATCTTGATACGAGAAGGAAGATTACAAGTATTCTTCCCGTAGAACTTCTCGCACGGGTCAAAAGAAATAGTTCTATCTTTACCGATAGCTTCCATGTAACCAACCAAATCCAACTCCTTAATCAAATCACCGGCAGATGAGCCACCAATCTCCGGACGTATCTGTTTTTCGTCGCCTACTTTCTCCTCCCGTTCATGAGCCACGAAGATAACAGACTTGCCCATGAGGGTTACTTGGTTAACGAAGTTGATGAACATGTTCTTACGTACTCCGTAGCCTTGCAAAGAAAGGGTACCATCCGCTTTCTTCATCTTCGGATTCGCTGCCATAATCGCCTTATCCATAAAAGAAAGCATCTTTCCGGCAGTATCAATCACAATAGTGGAAAACTCCTTGATTTCTTCGGACGAAAGTACCTGGTTCGTCTCGTCCCAGCTTGTAATCTGGACGGTCGGTACACGATGGGCGGCATTGACACGGTGAATACCGCCGTCATAATCGAACAATACCGGATTGGGAGCCGATAATGCAAGAGTTGTTTTTCCCATGCCAGGTTGGCCGTAAATCAGTGCTGACAAGGTAGTCTTAACGGTCAGCTCGTTAGGTCTTTTGATAAGTCCCATAATAGAAAATATTAAAGTGGTTAATAAAAAAATAGCCAAAGGAAAGCCCCGAAGCGTATTCTCCGGGGCGCAAACGACAAATACTCCTAATCCTATCCGATTTCGCATTACCTTTCAGATAGAGTCAACGGCTAACCGATGCCGCGCGGATGATTCCCTGCGCTATCTTCGCCCTACTCTCGGACTAAAAGCGGATTTTCTCTCATAAAGGCTTGTAGAAACGGATGGATTCGAACCACCGACCGCCGCTTGTGGTGCTCTCCCATTAAGCTAAGAATCTACTTGAGAGAATCGAACTCTCAACCTTCCACCACACACGGTGCTCTATCCACTGAGCTACGTTCCCAGAATAGGTGAACTATTTTCACAAACCGTTCACCTTGAAACACAAACAAAAAATAAAACACGACAAAACTACTAAATAACCCTCTCTTGGATTGTGGACGTTGACGGACTCGAACCGCCAATCTCCTCAAATGAGTTGTGTTAGCCATTACACCGAACGCCCATATTTGCCTACCATATCTTCACAGACCGGGCAGGCAGGTCAACAAAGTTGCTCCCGGATAGGCGGTCAAGCCACACCGGGATAGTCACTTAAAACAAAAGCAAAATAAAAACTTAAATGAGGACTCTCACCTCACGTTGTCCTTTACAACGGAATTATAGATTAAACAATAAAAAGCTTGTGGACAATGCGGGATTTGAACGCCGCGACCTGTACATGAAACCTTTAAACAATACCATGACAAATTACCAATACTAACTACATGTACCGCTCTACCAAGCTGAGCTAATTGCCCGTGTCTGTCCCTGCTCTCACGAGTAGAGACAACTCCCATGTCTAATTCTAAATCAATCTAATTATGTGTGAAACACTTCCTCCGCTGAGGTCTATATCTTGAACACCTTTTTCAAGACATTGTGATAAAACCAATACGAATACACAAGGCCAAAAAGGTTTATACCATAATTCCAGTCTCCCGTTACCGAGTCTACATCATTAAACATCAATAAACATGGTAGTGCCAATACGTTAAGCAGTAGCACGTTTATAATGATTCTTCTTTTCATTGTTCTTTCCCTTTCTTACTTTTGCAAAGCTCAACACATCCGAAGCATTGTAATAGCTTCTCCCATTAGATTTATACTCAACTCTCACTCTTTGAGTATTTACCAACACTCTTAACCTGCCCGGACCTCCTACTATTTTTTCAGATTCTCTCTTTGGAAAAGTGCGAGAATCCATAATAGTGAGGATGTCTGCCAATCTCGCCTCCGCTGTCCCGTCAATCAACATGGAACTGCGTAAATCACCATTCACTTCGTATATCATACCGTTAAAAAATAAAGTCGTTATTATTCTTTCGGCCAGTCCTTATATATCGCATAGCTGTCCGTACCCGTGATGGTATTCTCATTCTCCGTAAATCAATATCATTGCAAGTGACCTGCATCAATAAGAATAGAATGGAGAATAGGAATTCAAGCCCGTGTCTGCGTAATTCCTTCAAATCAAAATCACGCTTAAGCCTATCGCAAATCATATACAGAAGCAGTTCCGTATCTTTGGAAATACCCAACTTCCGGTATATCGTTCTTTTCTGGGTCTTGACAGTCCAAACCGATTTATTCAGATTGCCCGCCACCTCCTTGTCGGCAAGCCCCTTGCAGTACTCATTCGCGACAAGCAGTTCCGTAGGAGAAAGGGAAATCATCATGCGACCCTTTCCACATCAAAAATACCTTTCCTCTTGTCAACCTCCCCTACTTTCCAGTCAGCATCCTCAACGCAGAACTCCAATCTCAATCGGGGGATAATTGTCCCCTTTATGGAATTATACGCCTTAACCGGAAAAGTTAGAACTTCCCCTACCTCCATATCTCTCAAAGCCGGAGTGTAGTTTTCTGTGATTATTCGCTTTTTCATCGCTATAAAATTTTAATGATTAGTATTTGAGCTCTCCCGAGCCAATCTGATTGGCGGCATCACGCTTTATTCGGGAGATTTACTTAACTTTGTATTGCCACATTTAAAATTAAGTAAGTATGGAGAATAAATTATTCAAAAGTCAAAGGCAAACCGTTGAAGAGCTTATCACAGAATATATCAATCTGTGCAACAAATACGATGAACTTGAATGTATTGGGTTGAAAGTTGAACTCAAATTCTTTAGTATAGATAATCTGTTACATTGGGCTCTTGATCTAATAGGGTTCCCACAAGATACAACTCTTGAAGCAGATGGAATAAACGGCAAATTCTTTTGTCGAGATTATCTTACTGACTCAACCTTATTAGATGAAGAATCTGGAAGCAATACACATAATACTGTCGAGGAATATGTGGATTTTCTCTATAAAGAGTTTGAGACGTTGAAGGAAAAAGAGCCTCTGCTTTTTCAGTAAGTTCTATTTGAGCCCCTTCTTTTGTTATTATTCGAGTTATTAGCCCAGCGTGGGTTAATAAATTCAGAATCTTTAGGGCTTTCTTTAAAGGAAGTCCTAATTCTTTAGATAAAATAGAATTTGAAGTTTTCATAAACTTATTCTTTAGCTGTTCCGTTCATTATCCAATCATAAAACCTGTTTAGACTTTCTAATGAAATTTGGTTCTCACTTTCTATCCATGTACTTCCCGAAAGGTACATGTTCTTAAGCAGTCCTTCAGAGGACAGCCTTTGCAACAAGGTTCTCCTTGTGGCTGCAATATGCGTAAATGCACTCTGTATCCTTTTCTCTGGAATATCTCTATACGAGAATAGAGTGTTGAGCAATCAAGCTGTGCGCACCTATCGGGAATACCTAAGAAAATATCATAACGGGGAATTACCGCACGGTCAAGCTTACGTATATGAAAGCATACCAAAAAGAAAAATCTTCGTATTCTGTGAAGGATGTTCGTATGTTTCATTCCTGCTGTTTATCATCGTATTGGTTACATATACTATTGTAAGGAGTTTCTGTTAATTATTTCATGTTACGAAGTATCTTTTTAAAAACCCTCCAACAAAAGTATAGCACAAAGGGGAACAGTACCATTTGAACAATAGTCTGTATCACATAATTTACAGACAAGGCATCAATCGCATACTCGATTGGTGAATCCTTAATGTAATCTATTATTTCATTCATATTCTCTCTATTTTCGATTAATATTCGTGCCCCGATAAGCTCTCTCTGCTCTTCCCACCGGAGTTATCAGCTACTGTACTTCGCTGCATGACCGTTCGGGGCATGTCGGCTTCTTATTTCGCACCGTTGCAAATCTTTCGCTCGTTCTGAACTTCCATTCAGACATCATCGCAAATTCTTGCTACTCCGGGTATCTCTCGCGTCCTCTATGCTGGGATTGAGGGTAAGCGCCAGTATCGCTTTCTGGAACGGATTGCTTAGGGCAATCACTCCATCTCGTTCTCCGTCTCCCATCAAAGGGTAGGCTCAATGACCGGACGGAGAATCTTTCAATTCGCCCATGCAAGGCTTTGCACGCCACTTGCGCAAGTATTCATGTTAAGCGTACAGCTATTCTGCATGGTATATGTAGCTGCCTTTTCTGCGAATAATTATCTTAATCGCCTACGTAACGGGAACCGAAGGCCCCTTTGCTGTTCTGATTGTAGTAAGCTGAAGCTGGAGCGTTGCAGTAATCATAAGAACTTCTTCTTTCCGGTCGTACCAAAGCTGCTTTCATTACTTCTTTCTCAGCCTTTCTCGCTTCTTCATCAGCAACACGTTTCTTTTCGTCAGCCCAAGCGAGTTTCAAGCAATCACCGAAAGTCTGTACACCGTGAGTAAGCTGGTATAGCTTGAAATACTTTCTGTATATCTCGTGAGCCGCTTTCATAATCTTGTGTAAATCGTACTTTTTCATTGTCTTACTCCTTTTTAGGTATTACTTTAATTTTGCC